GGAGTTCCTGTGTTATTATAACCTGTTGTAATAACATCCCAATATGCGTTATCAGTAGGAGTTTGACCTGCAGCTGGAGTTGCGTTTACATAAACATATGTGTAACCACCGTAAGATACAACATCACCGTCTTGATAAGTTGTACTTGAATTATAACTATCTTCCCATTGTAAACCTTCAGTAAATACTTGCCAGTTTGAACCTATAGCAAAAGTACCACCAGATGTGTATTGCAATATACATCTATATTGCAAAGCCCCGTATTTAACTAAATCGTTTAATTTATATGAAGTTGAACCTGCCCAATCGCCTTTGAAAAATAATCCCTCGGTGTGCAATTGCCAACGAGCATGAGTGTTTATATCTATGTAAAAGTCTTCTACCGTGGAGGCTGATGTGTGATTTTTAACACAAACATAAGTGTTACCACCATATTTTACAATATCATCAATAAGATAGGCTGTCGAGGCATTCCAATCGCCACGCCATTTAAATTTTAATCTACCTAATACAAAATCTGCCATTTTTTTACCTTAATAATTCCATATATTTATACTATACCGACCATGATGTTGAGTTAACAATTGAAGCGCCGTTATAGGCTGCAAATTCACTATCTAATACATCATCTGGAAAGTTTGTTTCATCTACCGGCATTTTTTTGTTTTCTACTCTAACAAGTTTTCCATCACTATTTAATTTGTAATGGTTTCTTCCACTTTCAAACTTATATTGTTGAAAAGTGTCAGTTGTTTCGTTTTTATATTCTTTATCAATTACTCTAACAAATATTTCAGCTGCATTATGAGGTGCTCTAACAAATGTTATAGTAGTGCCTGATAATGTATAATCTGTTGTCGCTGTCATTCTAACTCTATCTACAAATATTGCTAATTGGTCTGCTTCTCTACCTGTATCAGATAATGTAAATGTGGTAGTTGAAGCGTCTCCAGAAAAAGTTTGGTCTTTTCCTGAAATGTATTGTTCTTCAACTGCAACAAAATCAGCGTCGCTAGTTAATTCAGTTGTGCCACCATCATTGCTAAAAGTACCTACATTTTTATCTCTTAATGTATAGTATAATTTACCGTCTTGTGTTCTTCTTAATCCGTGGAATGTTTCACTAAACATATTATTGCCACGACCACCTGAATTAACAACATGATTATTAATTGCCATTAACTAATCTCCAATATACTTACATATGCTTCTACATCAACAGATGAACTATCTGGATTAGGGTCAGCATAAATTCTTATCTTGTCATTATTTTCTAAATTGATAGGTTTATCTAAAACTAATGTATTGTTTACATCAACCTCTAAACTTCTACCTACATGTCTAAAAGTTGAACCACCATCAATTGTAACTTTAACATTTACTTTTGCAACATTTGTAGCACTTAAATTAGAAATATATACTGCATGAATAACAGCAGTTACACCTGAGCCAGTAGCTGTGTAAATATCTCCTGTTGAATCATCTAGTAAGCCAACATCAAGACCTGCATTTTTAAATGTGCTTGCCACAATTATCCTCCAAATACTATACTAAAAGCAAGATTATCACCTTCAGTTGCTAAAACACCTGATTGATTAGGTAATGTAAGTGTTCTATCAGCAGTTGGTTCTGTAACATTTAAAAAAGTTTCATAAGCATTTTCTAAATTACCTTCAAATACTAATTGAGAACCATTTAAGACAATATTATTAGTAGTTACATTTTTTGAACCACTTGTAATATCTTGTAAAGTAGCCGCACCTGCACCACCAACTTCTACAACACTATTGTCCGACTTTTTAGTATAAAATTTACCATCGGTAACATTCATTGCTAATTCACCTACAGCTAATGCACCAGCTGTTGGTATTGCTGAAGCCGTTTCACTTCTTTTTGGTTTTATTACCGTTGTCATTATTTACAATGTTTTTTAATTTGTTTAATTAATTTATCTTTAGTAAGTCGTCTGTCTAATTCAACACCAACTTTTCTACCTAATTTTTCTAATTCTTTTTTTGTTTTTGTTTTAAGATTTTTTAAATCAATCTCTTGTTCTTTTTTTAATACTAAAGGTTTCATATAAGGTTTAGTAATAAAATTTTTAATTCTTGTCCATAGTTTCATTAGAATGAACCTCCGTCAACCGTTGTTATTGATACATCTCCTGATGAGACCGTAAAGTTATCTGAAGTAAATTTAGCAACACCAATATTTGATGTACTTGCTAATTCACCTGAAATTGTTAAAGTTTGACCTGAAGCAGTTGTATTTAATCCTTCGCCTGCTAAAAACTCCATAGGGTTACCTATTTGAACTGCACCTTGTGTAGAACTTTCATCTGTAAATGTAAAGTTTTCTATTTTAGCACCATCAATACTACCAGCTAACATAGCATTTGTAATACCTAATGATTTAACTCTTAATGCGTCAGCATTTATTTCTATTGATGAATCATCAACAGCTGCATTTAAAGTATTGCCTGATTTAGTTAAAGCTGAACCTGCTGTAATTTGACCTGCACCAGAAAATTGTGTTACATCTAAAGCAGTTGTTCCAAAAGTAGGAGCACCTGTGTGTGTGAATACATAACCGTTATCACCATTAGCTGTGCCTTCTTCTACAAATACAAAAGAACCACCTGATAATTCAGCAGGTTGGTCTTCAGGAGTTGCTCTTGTTAATACAAAGGCAGTTGAACCATCACCTACCGTTGTTACTTTATAGATACCGTTTTGAGCCGCTGTAGATTGGTCTTTAACTAAAATTCTATCATTAACAACTGGCGATACACCATCAAGTGATAATGCGCCATTTGATGAAGCAGTTAAAGTTGCACCAACACCAGCAGTACCGTTTGAGTAAGTTGCCGCTAAGTTTGCTGTTGTAGCCACTCTTACTGACGGTTTAGCGTCAAGACCTTGTGCGACTTGGTCAACATATGCTTTGTTTGCTAATGATGTATCACCAAAACCACTTCTATCTTCATAACCTGACGGTACAACTACCGTTCCTGTGCCGTGTGGCGATAAGTTAATATCTTTATTACCAGCTGTTGTTGAAAGAGTTTGGCCGTTAATAGTAATATCATCAACTACTAATGAAGTTAATCCTGTAATATCAGTTGTAGCTGCACCTAAAGTTAAAGTAGAATTACCTAAAGTAGTTGTAGGATTTGCTAGATTAGCATTTGTTATACCTGCACTACCAGATAAATTCGCATTTGCTAAACCTGTTGCATTGATTGTTACCGTGTTGTCTGTAATAACAGCCTGCATACCTGAACCGCCGGCAAATGTAAGTGTTTCAGCCGTATTGTAAGTATCCGTTCCTGAATCACCTGCTAAATCTATAAATTGATTTACGGTTTGAAAATCTAAATTACCTGAACCGTCAGTTTTTAAAAATTGCCCCGCTGAGCCATCACTACCTGGTAATGTAAATGTTACGGTATCACCTAATGCATTTGGTGATTTTAAACCTACGAAACTTGTTCCATTGTTAGTACCTTCGTTTAGTTTTAAAGTACCACCTGTGCTTGCGTCTGTACCTAAAACTAATTCGTCAACTGCCTTGTTTGCATTTAAAATTAATGCTGAATTTGCTGTTGCTACACCTGCTACATGGTCTAGCATGTCAGAAAAGAATTGACCGCCGATTACGGTTATATTATTTGCGTCACCGTTACCATCAACACCACCCTCACCAATGAATAATCTATCACCTAAATTACCTTGTGTTCCTGCTCCATGAGTATAAGCTAATTCACCAAGTTTTAATGTTGCCGGTGCTGTAGTGCCCGAACTTCTTTTTATCTGTATTACCGTTGCCATTTATTAAAAAGCTCCTGCGTTAAGTGTCAATGTACCAGTAGTTGTAACTATTTCTGTTCTAGTTACAAATTTACCATCACTTGACCTGTATTGTAATATCGCTCCATCATTTAAAGAAGTCGTGTCAACATCACCAAGTAATTTAAGTTGAAGAGAAGTGTTTTGAGCAGCCTGAGCAGATGGTAAAGATACTGAAACCGTTTGAGGTCCAGATGAAGTATTTACATTTATGTTTGCTGTTGTACTATTACTTTTTCCTACCGTAGCCGAAATATCTGCCATAAACTCTCTCCTTGGGTATATTTATAATAAAAAAGTTGTGAATTAGAGAGTTACTTGTGGTCTGACGGTAATTATACCCTCAATAACCCTAGTAATTGTACTTGAGGAAGTCTGTAAAATTTCTAAATCGTAAACATATCTGCCTTCTTCCAGAGCACCTGTTTGGTCTGCTGTTAAAGACATGGTTACAATACCTGTTGTCGGGTCACCATTTACGGTACAAGTGATTGTTGTTCTTGTTCTAGTAGATGAATAACCCTTGGCCATTTTGGCAGACGCTGTATAACCTGTAAGATTAAATGCGTTTCCGTTTGCGTCTTTGACGGTAACATCCGAATTGAATGTAGCGCCTTGGTCTAAAGTTAGGTTAGCTATAGCGGCCATTTATTATTTCTCTTCTGGTACTTCTTTTTTTACTAATTCTGCAATTTTTGTATTATAATGTTTAGTCAAAACATCAATCTTTTCAAGCTCAATATTATGTCTAATTTTAGATACCTGTATTTCTTGTCTTACCGTCAAGTAATTCTGTAATTCAGGACTAAATTTAGTTTCATCATAAGTCTTGCCATCAATTATCACACTCATAATAATCTCCTTTTATTATATTTATACAACTTATATAAATAGTTATTATTAAATTATTTGGATTAAACAATGCATTATTACGAAATTGAACCTGAAAACAACACTTTCAAGACCATTTCCATACAGACCACATACATGTGTCAACTCAAATGTTCTAATTGTTATTTAGGTGATATGTTAAACAACCCAAAATATCCAGAGGTTGATATTGACAGGTTTGAAGATACAATGAAACGATTAAAAGGTCGTTGTGATATTAGATTTATTGGTGCTGAACCGACACTTAATAAAAATTTATCAAAACTCATATCTATTGCCAGAAAAAATGGTCATAGACCATCACTACTTACAAATGGCTTAACATTAAGAAGAGAACCTTATGTCAAACAATTAAAAGAAGCTGGATTGAATATGTTAGGTTTAAGTATGAATGGTGGTTTAGATGATGAAATGTATAAAGTATTTGATAATGGTAGATATGCAAAACAAAAAATGCAAGCTTTAGAAAATTGTTTTAAATATAATTTATTACCTCATGTAAATGTAATTGTTGACCCCTCAAATATAAAAGTATTAAAACCTTTGTTAGATTATATTGTAGAAATGGCTATGAAATACAACAGACGATTTAGTCCTGTAAAATTTCCTGTAATGTTAAGATTAAAGTCAATAGGTCAAATGGGTAATTACATGAAGACAAAAACATTTTCATTGGCTGAATTAGCAGAAATAGCTAAAGATTTATTTCAATCAACTGATACAATACCAGGCGAACTTGACGACCTAGTATTTCAACCAAATGTAAATGGTTATTGTGAAACAAGAAGTGTAATATATAAAATGAATACACCAAACGGTATACTTTTAGGTAAACTAACTGACTGGTCAGTAGATGATGATGGTGTGCCTGATTCTGGCAGTCAAAGAAGAGGAATACTTACAGATAACTTTAAGATTGCACCATTCTTTGAGTATTATAGGAAAGAGTTAGATAGTTTAGATGGATAAGTTTTATAAAAAAATAGATACTAAAATAGATATCAATATATTTAAAGATATTATCAATAGTGGTGTAGAATTTAAATCGCCATTTGATGATAAAAATAGTGTATTAAATTCTTATTCATATTCAGATAAATCAAAAGAACAAAATCATTGTGGTGTTCAATTTTATTATCTGCAAAAATGTGATTATGAAAATGGTGTAAAAGATAGAATGAGTGAAATCTATATTAAGTCTATGATGAGAAATAATAAAAAACAAAATCTAATGGCCGAGTATAAAATGTTAGAAGATAATTATGATAAATTTTGTATTGAACTTAATGAATTAAACTTTAACATAAACATAGAAAAACACAAAGACGCCATATCTTATTTACAAAAACAATTAGGTGATGTTTATAGAGTAAGACTTACTAAACTATTAGCTGGCACTTGTATACCATGGCACAAAGACGAAACACCTAGTGATTATTCAAGATTAATTATACCTGTAATTACAGATGATGAGTGTATAAGTGGTTTTAAAGATAGTGAAGATTTACACTATACAAATTTACCAGCAGATGGTTCAGTTTATTGGACCAATGGCAAAAAAGACCATGCCGTTTTTAATGTTTCTAAAAATGATAGATACGCTGTTGTATTAACTACTAAAAAGCAACTTCTTTTTGTTCAATAACTTCAACGGTGTGATTACTATATTTTGTTTCATCATTACCTATCGCATTAATCACAGCTTCTCTGTATTCGTTATATTTTGATTCTGATAAAAATACAATTGTGTCAACTTTTGTATTGTCATCAATTGTTTCTCTTTCTTGTTTTAAAATATAACCATCTTGTTTATATTGATTAAACAAAGATTGTAATTCAGTACCATTTGTATTGTCATTGTCTTTTAAAACAGATTCGCCAGCAGGCGCTCCTGTATATCTAGTTTTAACTTGCCAAGCCATATTGTTATACTTTCCTTTGCATATTTGCTAAAAGTGTTTTAATTGTTTCATCATTTATTTTAATATTAAATACTGCAAATAAAGACGGATAACATGAAAACACCGTATGCTCTATACATGTATTTATAAAGTATGCCCTACCATGGTCAAAAACTAATGGTGTTCTTTCTAACATAAACCAAGTATCTGGTGGATTACATTTATGAATAGGTATGAATAACCTCATTGTATCAATGTCTGGCAACTTATGGTCTCTATGAGGGGGAAAATGGCCACCTTTGTTCATTCTAATAAAATGAGAACGACCTATATGACCTTCAAAGGGTTTCAAAAAATTTTCCATAATATTAGCAGCCTGTGTTTTTTTATTAAACATCATTTCATTAAACACCATATCATTATTTTCTTCATATTCTCTTGTTGAGTCTAAATCAGGCACACCACTAAATCCACCGTCTAGTGAGGTAATACTTAATCCCTCTCTACCACTATGTTTTCTAGGATTATAGGGTTTCCATAGTTGTGAATATGGTTCTAATTCTTTTTGAATATCTTGAGGTTTTTTATAGAAATCGGTAGCTATAAAATTACCGTATTGTAATATTTTCCACATCATAATTTTCGTCTAACTTTTTATAAAATACATATTGTTCAGTTTTATTTATGTTTAAAGTTTTAGATAACTTTTTAAAACCTTTGAATGACCTACCCTTTTTTTGTTCTCTCTCTAATACAGGTATTAATCTTTTATTATGTTGATTAAAGGTAATCAATGCTATTTTAAAGTTATAATTTACTGCCCATGTTAATTGTGGTTCATACATAAAATCTTGAAAAAAGTTATTAGGTTTTCCCATAGGTGATTTTCTATACTTTTTTAATGTATAAAATCTTTTACCTAATATACAAACATCATCACTATACTTTTGAACACCACTTAAACTTATCATTTTTTCATTATGTAAAACAGCAGTTATCATTGGTATAGAGCCATTTTTTACATGTCGCATTAAACTTGAAGAATTATTATCATAGTTAACAGACATATTTTCGTCATTAGATTCTTCATATGCTTTTTTACAAAACTCTTCAATTTCGTAAATGTAATCCTTTGGTTTTGTTAAAACTAATCTTCCTATCACCATTGTATCCATTCTGTTTTTAGTTTAGGAAAAGACACATTCATGGTATATAACTCATTGTCATAATTATCTTCTCCTTTCCAAGGAGAGCCTAGACATATTGTTAACTTTTCTTCAGCAGGGTCTAAGCCATGTGGATGGCCGCCGTTTAAAATATAAGTGTGATAATTAGGTGCATAAACTTTGTTATTATTTTTATCTAAAAAATATAAGTTACTTAATTTACCTGTTAATGCAAGTCTAAATTTTTGATGAAACTCTGGTATTTCATTTTGTTTACAATCAATGTGTGTAGGTATATGACCACCTTTTTTAGTTTTTAATATATGAATTTTACCTTGTGATGTAAGTATAGGTTTTATTTTTTCATTATAAACTTTTTTAAAATGTGAACATATTTCACCAGCTTCTGACCAATTAAAATTTTTATCTAGTAAAGTTAATATTTCACAATTTCTATACTCATCAAAAAACCACTTATCACTAGAAACAGACTTAACTTGACTTGTGATAATAGAAATATCATCTTTTGTAATATTTAAATCTATAGCTTTATAAGTGTACATTATTTAATTCCTACAATCATATATCTTGTAAATTTATCTAGTTTTAATTCACCAGAATATAATGTTTTATTTAATACAAATGAATTTTTAAATTCATCTAAACTATCTTTACAATTAACATGTTCTTTTATGTCTTTATAATTGTTAGACTGAAATATAACTAAAGAGCCATTAGTAATTTTATCGTATATTTTATTAAAATCTTTTATGTGTTCACATGAGGTACACACAACAACATTATAATTATTGACATCCGTATTACTAATATCTTCAGTTTTAAATCTAACATTATCATATAATTTTTTACCAATAGTCTTACATTCTTCGTCAATATCAATTGATGTAATTTTATGGTTTGAAAATTGAGTTAGTTTATCAGCTAAGTTGCCATACCAACCGGCTAAAACAACTATTTTAGGGTCTATTAACATTGATAAAAATTGACCAGATTTTTCAATTAGCCAATTTTTACTTCGTTCTTGATTATCGTTTAATGAATTGATTATAGATTTGACTTTTTTGTCAATCGTTATACTATCAATCACCTGTAATACTTTATCCATACTCTTATAAATATATCCAACTTGTTATGGATATTTATATAAGATGAAAAGAACAATTTATAGTTTATATATTGATGTGCCTGAAAATGAACATTTTGGTAAATCTATTGCCAAATATGACACGGTTGATAAAGCGCTAATCACCAGAAACGCATTTAAAGAACACTATCATAAATTAATTAAGTGTAAAAAAGATTATGCTAATAATATTGGTGCGTCTTTTCATATGTTTGAATATGATAAAGACTATAAAACATTTTCAGATAATCTATTAAAAGACTTTCCTTTTCTAACAGGATATGAAATTGTCAATTTTTACAAAATACATTTATTATATGTTTTAGCTAAAGAGTATGATGAAATATTATACCTAGACTTTGACGCTATACCAACAACAAAAGATAATTTTTTTAAAGTGTGGAATTTAAATGATGGTATTTGCGTTTATAGTAATACAGCCATGGTTAATAAAATGAATAAGACTTTAGATAAAATTAAACATGGAACAAGAAGCCCTACATCTAAATTTTTTAACACTCAAGCAATGTTAATTGCAAATGGTCATAATCCTAATAATGATGTTATAAACACAGGCATAATAGGAGCTAATAAAGACAATATATTAAAATTAGATTTTTTTGGTAAATTTTATGACACCATAAGTTTAATGACAAAATTAAAAGAAAAAGGTTTAGATGAACTTTATCCTAAAAATATATATGGTATTTTTAGATATGATAATGAAACTATTTTTTCATATAAAAAAGAAGTAAATAAAATTAGTGTTCAATGGTTAGATAACAAATGGCACTATTTTTTTGATAAACAATTTTATGTGCCAAAAGATACAAAAATAGTACACACAATTAATAAAGACTTTGATACCGTTTGGAGGTTTTGTGAAAAACATAATCTTTAGTATATACATAAAAAATACTGATAAAAAACCTAGTAAAAAACACGATAATACTAGAAAACAATTAGATAGACATTTAGTTAGACTAATTAATAATCATAAGGATTATGCCAAAAAATGTAACGCTGATTATAAAGTATTTGTTGATGATGAAGAATGGTTACAATTTAAAAAGAAATATGAACAATATCAGTTTGACACTATAAATTTGTACAAGATATATGTACTAGAAAAATTGGCTGATAGATATGATAATATATTATATTTAGATTTAGATGTTATACCAAATACAGACCTATCATTCTTTGAAGTTTTTGATATGAATAAAATAAATGTTCACGCTCCTAATGCTGAGGTAGAAAATGTATGGTCTGAAAAACATGTAAAAAACTTTAAACAAAATAAAATATCTTATGACGAAATATTAACATTTAAAGACAAATATGATATGCATGTCAAAGCCATGTGTAAAAAAGCAATGTTAATTACTGACGGCTTATCAAACTCTGACATGTTTATTTCTAATACTGCTATAGTAGGTGGTAATTCTTCATCTATAAAAAAATTAAATTACATCAAAAATCTTGACAATATGATAGAGTTGTTAAATAAAGTAAAAGAAGAAGAGTTTTTTGGTAAAAAATTAACTAACTTATTCTTTGCTAATAATGAGGTATTTTTTCACTATCTGTTAGACAAATATAATATTGATTGGTATAATATACCTTATGAATGGCACACTTATATTCTTGAAAAAATGCCAATGAAAAATGATTTAAAAAATTCAAAAATGATACATTTAATTAATAAAAAATTTGATGAATTATGGGAAATATTAAATGCTTAAAAAAGATGTATTAAAATTTTATAAGAAAAACAAATCATATTGTTCTATGCCTTTCAAAGAAATATATGGTGATAACGCTGGTAGATATAAACTTTGTTGTCATGCTAAAACTATTGATTGGAAATACAACACAATGAATACTACACCTTTTGAGTTTTTTTTCTCACCTGAAATGGAAAAAATAAGAAATAAAATGTTATCGGGTGAAAAAATAGACGCCTGCCAAGTTTGTTATGATTTAGAAAAAACTGGTGGTGAGTCTTATAGAACTGACAAATATAGAAAGAAATATGGTATAGATTTAGAACCAAAAGGCATAGGTTTAAAATTAAGAATTAACGGAACATTTTGTAATCTAGGTTGTTATATGTGCCACCCTTACAACTCATCAACTAGAAGAAATGAATTAAAAGCCGTTTTTGGTAATCCTCTACATGATTTTACAAAAAGAGAGGCTAAACCTATTAAATACAAAGAATGGAATGATAGTGTTGATGATATTATGAAAAATATACATTTAATATCATACATGAATATAACTGGTGGTGAGCCTTTACAACTACCAGCACATTGGAAATTATTAGATAAAATACCGGATGAACATAAAAAACACATTACATTATCTTATGATACAAACCTTACAGAGTTAAGGTGGAAGAAATGGTCAATATTTGATTATGTTGGTAAATTCAAAGACTTAAAATTAGGCGTATCAGCAGACCACATACAAGAAAAAGAAGCATGGATTAGATACCCTAAAGATGTTAAAAAATGGGAATCTAATTTGATTGAGGCAAAGAGTTTAATAAAACAAATAAATTGTAGTGTATCTTTATTAAATGTATTTGACTTACATGAAATTTATGAATATAACTGGAAAAATTTTGGTATAAAAACTACATTTATGAATATAGTAAGAGGTCCAAAATACCTTTCAATTAGAAATTTAGAACAAAAAGATAAAGATATGTTGATGAAAAAATATGAAGATATAGATGTTGGTCAATATATAAAAAATGAATTATTACTAAAAAAATCACATAGTCTTGATGTAATGAGAAACTATTGTGATAAATTATCTGAACATAGAAAATTTAACTGGCGAGAACTTTGGCATGAGTATTAAAATATGTACATTATATTTTGAAGGAAAATATACACCAGATTATGTAGAAAAATTACATAACGGCTTAAAAAAATATTGTTCTTCACCTTTTGAGTTTATATGTTATAGTGATAATCCTAATGTAAAAGCTGATGTTGTAATACCATTAAAACCTCATAGTGATATTAAAAAACATTGGTATAAGTTATCTTATTTTTCACCATTGTTTGCTAATCAAAAACCAAATGATGATATTATTATTATGGATATAGACCAGATTATAGTAAACAACATTGATGACATTATAGGTTATCCAGTTGGTAAAAATGAATTAGTATCTTATAATAAATGGTGGGGTGGTAAACCTAAATTAAATGGCGGCTTCTATAAGTTTAAATCAGGAGAATTAAAAAACTTTTGGTCTGATTTTATAAAATGTCCTGAAGTATGGCAATTGAATTGGTACAAAACAGGTGTCGTACACTACAAATATTATGGTGAACAAAATTTTGTTGATTGGATGTGTGAAAAACATAATGTAAAATTAACACTTATGCCGTCTGAATGGATATGTAAATTAACAAATAATAAAAAAGAAGATAAAGAAAATCAATTACAATATATAAAAAAATTTAATAAAGACTACATGGTATTAGATAAACCACATGATGATATTAAAATTATACACTTTGCAAATCCTCATGCTAATATACATGATAGTGATTATCATTGGATAAAGGATTATTGGAAATGATAGTAAATAAAAGTTTTCAGTTTATTAAGACCATATCATATGCTGATAGTGTCATAGTAAAAGAAAAAGTTAGAAATTTAGAAATGTTAAAAGATAGGACATTTATGAGAATTAAAATTCCACATTTTACTTTTAATGTTTTTGAAAATGTTCTC